AAAGCGATGCGCCGGGACTTCGATTATTTTAAATGTTGAGCGGCTCGGAACTTGGTGAACGCCCTTTTGCCGGAAAGGCCTTTCGTCGCTCCTCAAGCACAAGAGTTGCGTAATCTGCCGCTAGAGCAGCTGGATTATTTACTCCTGCACCTTTAACGATCAGTGCATTTAAGGCCGCGCTTGCATACGAATCCCAAGCGTCCTTTTCATCCTGATCTGAGATCTTTGAGTTAATTCGGTACTCTGCAGACATGACGAACTCCTTATCGATGGAAGCCCGAGCCTACGCTTGATCAAGCTCGAACGGCAAACAGGCCTCGCTTCTGTAGATAGTCAGCGAACTGCGTAGCGCTTGGTCGATCCGGCGCCGCGGGTAACAGCCGGCCGCTGGTGTTAGAGATCGTCGCGTACTCGCGAGTTACCGCTCCTTCGACACGCTCCAGCGTCACAGCGCCTTTTCGCTTGTCGATCGGATCGATGTCGTCAGTGTGGATCTCGGCGGCCAAGGCCATCTGGCCGTACTGGATGCGCGCTGGCAAGTAGTTGTCAGGCTTGATCTGGCAGTCCAGTTCAACCCCCCGACGCGGCCAGGCCAAGGCCTGATCGCTGTCCGTCTTATGCCCCTTCCAAGTCTTGCTATCCATCGCCAAGGCGGACCGGCGAAGCAGTGCTTCTTGTGCAGGCTCATCCGCAGGGATGGACACACCGAACTTGACGGCGTACATGACCAAATCCGCGGCGCTTGCGTAGCTTTCGGCGTCGGGCTTGCCGGTGCCGTCCTCAATGATGAGTGTCATGGATCGACTCGCTGGGTTGAGCTTTGAATGATTGGCCGCCGGGTTACCGGCTGCCAGCAGTATCAAGCCTTGGGTAGATCGGCGACGAGCTTTTCCAAGGATTCTTTCGAGGCGTTGGCCCGGTAGGGAACGCCAGCAGCTTCGAGTTTTGCCTTCATGTCCTCGATTTCCACGCCTTCACCCGCCCTCAGTTCGGCGAGCTGGTTGCGCAGCGTCTCGTTTTCCGTTGCGAGATCGTCGCGCGCACCGGCCAGATCCACCATCTTTACGCGGATTCCGTCGAGCGAATGAAACAGGCGGATTGCGAGCTCACCGGCTTCAGGTTTTTCAATCTCGCCGGCGTCGAGCCCGTCAATCACTGCCCGGACCGAATTGCTCTCGATCTGCAGCTTGCCGATCAGGTCTTCCAGCTCAGCCTTGTTGTCGTCAGTACAGACAACCAACGCGTGGTGCTGCTCGACTTCTATCAGCGTTACGTCGGGTGTGTCGTCAGCCTCATCTTCGCGGCCATCGGTTGCATTCGCGTCGATGATGCGCAGGCCCGACTTCTTGGCCAGTGCCTTCACGTCTTCCTGATACTGGTGGAACGGGCCGGGCAGATACCAAATGTTCTTGTTGCTCATGAGCGTGTCCTCGCCGAGCCGGACACAGGCCCGGCCCAGAGCTATCAGGGGTTACTTGGAAGCATCACCGATCAGAGCCACACCAGCGGTGTGCTTGATGCTGGTGGCGGTCTTGTCCCAGTTAGTGCCAGTCGCCAGCTCGGCATCGGTTGGCGACTTGCCGCCAGTGGTGGTGTCCCAGGTGTACCCTTTGAGGCCCAGGCCGAAGGTGTAGTCGGTTTGCAGCGTGGTTTCGATACGCTCCTTGCCGTTGGTGGTCTGGACGTTGCTGATGATGTCGCGACCGTCGTGTACCAGCGCTGCGCCCTGCACCAGGGATAGGATGATTTCTTTGTTTGGTGTGCCGGCCTGCATCAGCGCCGGGGCGTCCGTCACAACGGAGATTTTGCCGAGGATGTCCACCACCCGAACGTTACCGGCTTGGAAAAGCTGCTGCTGGTTTGCCAGATTCTGACCGACCAACTTGTGGTAGCTGGTGCCCTGCATCACCTGGGTAACCAAGTTCTGGCTTGCGTCGCCGAACTTCGCATGCGCGTTGTTCAGACCGGCATAGGTGATACCTGCGGCAGCCGACACATCGTTGACAGCGGCGGCCTGGGCAGTGATTGCCGCAACCAGCGCAGCGATCGCGGTGTTCAGTTGATCCTTCAGCAGGATCTCAGCGAAAGCGCGGCTCGCAACTTCGATGCCCTGCGTGGTTGGGCGCTCCAACCAAGTCATCTGCGATGGCTCGTAACGAATCGGACCGAAGCCGCCGGCGACTTTCACCGAGGTGTTCTTCAGTTCAGCCAGATCAGTGGCTGCCACCGCGGCGTTAGCGCTGTAGCGATCCACGCGGCGCTGGGCAGCCGCCAGGGTCTGGAAAAACGACTCTTGGAGGAAGTCGCCAGTGAAGCCGTCCGGAGACAGCACGATGGCGCCACGACTGGCGGCGTTGAAAGCGGCGAGATACTGATCCAGCGTCTCGAGAGTCGCCGGCATGATGTATTCGTTGAAAACCTGCATTTGCGACAGGGACATGAGTTATTTCCTTACGATTGAGGGAGATCCGGGAACCGGCTCGCAATTGCGGCCTGTCGTTCCTCTTTGGTGCCGCCGATTTTTCCTTTTGCGGCCCCGCCGCCACCTCCAGCACCAGCAGCCCCGCCGCCAGATGCCTTACTACCCGCGATCAACGGCGCGAACGCCGTGTCGTTTGCGAATTCTGCTTTCAACTCATCCAGCGTTGCCGCCGAGAGCTTGCCCTGGGCGTCAAGCACGACAACCACGGGCTTCCCGTCGCGCTGCTCGACGCTCAGACGGCGTTCGATGTGCGGCAACAGTGCTTTTGCACTGCCCGGAATTGCTAGGGCAGACGCGATGTCAGTAGCGGTACGGCCGACAGTCAGATCCCGGATCTGAGTGCTCAGCGTTCCACGCTCCTGCTCCAACATGCCGTTCAGCTCAGCTTCGCGGCGGTTGTATTTTTCGGACCAGGACTTTTCGAGCTCTTCGACGTTGCCGGTCTTTCGCGCATTCTCTTCGCGCTCCAGGCGGGCCTGGTCTTCAGCGTCCTTGCGAGCCTTGTCGGCAGCCTTCTTCTCGTCCAGCAGTTCCTGAACTTTGGACTTCAGCCCAGAGACATCCTCAGGCTGTGGCAGACCTTCAATGCCGAGCACAAACTTGCCGTCCTTCTCGGTGTAGAGAGATTTGACGGCGTCGTCGACACCATCCAGAGTGTCCAGCAGATACTTCAAACCCATTTGTTTGTCTCCCAGAGACGATTTGCAGGCCCTGCCCGCAGAGATGAAAAAGCCCCGTCATTGACAAGGCCTGTAAAATCATGGGTATAAAAAAGCCCCGGCGAATGCCGGGGCTCGATAATAGATAAATCGTTCAAGATCACTCAGTGACGTAATTCATATCCGGCGTGTAGGTCGCGAATGTAGTTTCAACTACTAATTTGTCAGTGTGATCCCTCAAATTTATATCGCTTACGCGCTCGATCTCGGTTTGCAAAGGGAAAAGATCAAAAGTTCTCTTTTCTTTGTACGAAACGTGCGTATCCAGCTGCTTTGAGCCAGAGAGCGACAAATAATAGCTATCACTATCCATCTCCAGATAAATGTCGGTCACAAATGCCGGGTGCCTTGAAAGGCAAAGCACATCAACATGCAAATAACCGTAGCGACTATATACGGTAACCTCGATGTCCTCTTCGTTCTCTTCTTCTTGCTTATTGTAAAAATAGATCGTGGTCCCTACCGCAGCAAGCGCTCCGGCACCCGAAACCCACCCACCCAAGGCAGAAAACATCGGAACGAATACATCCTTGAAGTCCAGGCCGCTGAACGTGGCACCGGTGGCGGCTCCAGCACCGAATCCAAGAACCGCAGAAATTGCAGCGAGCCCCAGGCAGATCAACGGCCAATAGTTCATGCCGCGTTCCCTATCTATATATATTTGAGGGCGGCAACTTAACATGACTCCTTTTTAATTTCTCTCACTTGCTAATGCCTGCTCGTTCGAATGCCAGCGGCTCCAGACCTTTCATCTGCTCAAGGGTCAGAGGTGAAAAATTGCGATCAAGCTGCAGCTCAGAGAATCGCTCGATCGTCAGGCCACCTTCCCGGAACAACTTCGCGCGGACCGGGCCGATCGCCTTGTCCTGAAACGCCACTGGCTGCTGCTTAAGCCAGTCGTAATAACTGAGGTCTGCCCTGACCTGCTGAGGGCCGCCGTCGCCTATGGATGCACGAGTGGCGTCCTTGGCGAACAGAGCGCTGAAGCGAGTGATCGCAATGATCGTTGAGCGACAGTTGATGTGGATTGGCGGCCGAGGCCCTTCAGTCAGCTTGAAGCGCTGCTTGTCGAGCGTCCGGCATTGACTGGTGGTCTTCGTATCCAGGGTGCTGACCCACTCAACCGCCTGCACGACGTCGGAGTTCTCTTTCAGCGTCTCCATGCGCGCTTGGGTGGCAACGTGCTGCACCGCAGTTCGAACCACGGCACCAGCATTCCGGCTGGTCGTGGCCAGGATCCCGTCGTTGTACTGAAGAGCCTTGGTCCCGCGAATGTTCTTGATGATCTGGAAGTTGGTTTGGCCTTCGAAAAAGCCTTGCCGGATCGCGCCTGTGAGGCGTTGTCGCTCGGTGGTGGTGAAGCCATCAATGAACGTCTTGAGCAGCTTGCCGCCATCTGCGCCGCGCACGCTGAGCGGGTTACCGAGGATTGCGCTCCTGATTGCAGCAGCACCAGGCACTGCCGCATCGAACGACACGCCAACCGGTGCTGAGCGGGTTAGGCTGGTCGCTTCAAACTCGGCCTCGTAGTTGGCGATGTCCACCAGGTCGAGGTTCAGCTTCTCGCTGTACCGGTCGAAGATGCCCAGCAGCAGGCTATCGACCTCGCTCAGCAGCCGCTCCAGCCGGGCGACGGTGTAATCCGTCAGATCTGCCCGGGTAAGACGCTCACGAATAGACCGGTCGATCTCCTTGAGGAAAGGCCCGAACTTCGCGACCTCTCCAGACTTCAGCTGCTCAAGGAAGACGGCATGCCGAATCGTGGCATCAAGGATTGCTTGGTTTGCCGCCATTAGGAATTACCTCGGTGTCATCCAGGGCTGGCCCGGTGCCTTGTGCTTCCAGTTCGTCCCGGATGTCGTCGTCCGTCTTCTCTGGGTTGATCACGCCGCGATCACGCAGGTACTGCCAGAAGTCGCCTTCCGGCAGCTTGCCGCCCTGCACTGCATTGAACAACGCGGTGAGGATGGTTGCGTCCAAGCTGATTTGGCTGAAGTCCTGATTGAGTTTGTAGATGACTTCGACGGGCGCGTTCACGAACTCAGCCATCCAGACCAGACACTGGCTATAGGCTTCGCTGACATTGCTCACCACCAGAGAGAGAACGCTGTGTTCGGCGGCGCAGTCGTTATCCGCCTGGGTCGCAGTCTTCACCGCGCTGCCGCGCTCGATCAGTCGGGCACCAAGCGACACCATGTCCTCTTTCTTGCTGTCCATGGCCTCTTTGGCGACCGTGTTCGGCTGAGCCTGCCAGACGCCGCAAGTGCCACTTACCGGAAGCAGCCAAGGGGCACGAGAACCAAGGAAGATGCCATTCTTCTCCATGTGATCGCGCCACTGCTCATCCAGCCCCGCCATCCACGGCTGAGGCTGGCCCACAAGGTAGGCCGCCTCTTCGTAGTCCGCGCTGTTGCGATAATGACCGATGTTGACTTCGGCCATGTCGTACAGCGGCGAATCGTCGATGCTGGTGTCGTTGTTCTCACTGCCCAGAAACTGGAATGGGATCACCTTCCATTGCTGGCCGGCGCCGTTCAGTGGCGAGAAAGGAGCAGTGATCATCGAAGTATTGCTGCTGCCCTCCTCCCAGACTTCCTGCGTATAGATGCCAGCACCGTCGAGCCGAAGCACCCGGTATTGCACAACCTCATCGCTACCGAAACCGTCATCGGTATCAACGTCTACCGTTTCGCGCAGCACCACCAGACTCAGCAAGTGCTGGCCACCGACCTTGCGCGTCTTCCAGTTGATGATCGATTCCGCTGAGTAGCTTGCAACACTCGCCCGGGCCCGGCCTGCTTGTTCATCGGCTTTGCTCACGGTGCCGGACTTCACAGCGGCGTAATCCACCAGCAACCCATGACGGCCGACTTCGAGTAAATGCCCGATGACCGATTGCGACTGCTGGTAAATGCTGACGCCCTGCCCGTCGATGTCCTTCGACACGTAGTCGAGCGCACCAGGGACCGTGAGTGTTGGCCAGGTACGAAACACGGCTCCCACCAGGCTGTGCTTGGTGCGGCCCGTGGCGTTGTAGAACACGGCGCGTTTCTTGTACGCGTCGTAACGATCCTTATTGTCCTGGCTGGTGTCCGAGGCGTTCGGTCGTGGCAAATAGTGATCACCAGCCGCCTTGATGGTTTCCGAGCCTTTGCAGACGTCACGCACCAAGCGCCAGCGGTATCGCGCCGCTGTGTACTCGGGGCGGGTAAAAGTGACGTCCGTCATCGGGCGACTCCCATTTTCATTGAGGTGACCGGTTTAATGATCGGGTACTCGCGATGGATGAAGTAACCGCCGCCGTCGTTGGCGTGGTCGTTACCCTGACTCTTGTCCGGTTCGCCGTTGGGCGCCCAGATCTGTTGCTCAAGGCCATCGGCATAGGTCGGACATGTGAACGGGTTGACCAGGTAACGCCGCTCACCCTGCGCGTTGCAGAACATGGCGTTCATGGCGTTGATCCGATCCTTGACCGGAGGGTTGGCTGCCGGCGCGATGACTGTAAAGCCCGCCTGCTTGAGCATGGCGATATCGGTGATGCTGGCGTTGACTGACTTGCGCGAATCACCCGAGGCGTCCGGGTAGATCCGAATCTCGCAAGTCTTCTTGTAGTCGTTGCCGGTGTGCTCCCAGTAGCGCTCCTTGATGCGACGGATCATGTCCGGCGTGTCGTAGCCATCCATCAGTTCATCGACCGCGCGAGGTAGACCCTGGTCACGCTTGACGTGAGTGATCGCAGCCATCTTGCCGACGTTGAAGTCCATGCCGATGAACAGGGACTCACCCGGCTGCACAGTGTCGAAGCACTGATTCAGCTTGCGGTCGTACGTGTGGTAGATCGATCCGGACGTCAGGTTGACGAACTGGCCGTTGAGGTAAGCGAGGATCAACTGCGGTGGATACGACTCCATCAGCGATTCGATGTAGTCGCTTGGCAGGTTCAGTTCATTGTCGAACGTGCTGGCCTGCACCAGGCCGTACATCTCATTCAGCTTCGGCTTGTCGCGGAGCTGCTTCACGAACTGCAAGAAGACGAACTTGAAGCCTTCCGGCGTCGTGGTTACGTCCACTCCGTTCTTCAGCCCGGGCAGGTTGTAACGCATCCGGGCGATGATCTTGCGCCAGGCCTGCTGCGCCTTGATCGACGTCAGCACATCCAGCTCATCCACCAAGGCGTGGCCAATCTTGAAGCCGACGATGGTCTGCGGCTTCTCCATCGACCGGCAAATCACGGTGCCGCGGTACTGCCGTCCGCTGTAGATGTGAACCTCATGGTTCGCCTGGTTGATTTTGGTCTTCAGCCCCCAGTCAAAGGCAACCTCTTCTACCGTCGGGTAGAAGATGTCCCGGATCTGCGGGTAAGTCGGAGCGAAGTAACCAGCGTTGACGCCAGGCCACTCCATGAAGTGCTTGCACAGCGCCGAGCATCCCACCCAGGTTTTTCCTGAGCCGAACCCTGCAACGAATGCGCGGAATTTATGGGGTAGCGTGAGGAAGTGAGCCTGCGGAACGTTAAGGCTCGGCATTCGGCTTCCTCGCATCCACCACGTCTACTTGAATGCGGGTGGGGATTGCCGGCTCATCGTCCGGCTCATCTTTACGGTGCCGGTTGACGTAAATGTCACCGGTTTCCTTCGCTGCCTGCTCCAGAATCTGCATGGCGAGGCCGATGTTCTTCATCGTCTCGGCTTTCTCCACGAAACGATTCATTGCGCGGAGGCGGAAAGCACGGTTGGCGATCGGGATCTCAGCCGTCTCCTCACGAAAGCGCTTGCGGGTGTCGTGAAACAGCGTCACCCACTTCTTAGCCAGATCTCTCCCGGCACGCTTGGTCGGGTCTTGGGCCTCACACTGCTGGCGGGTAACCTCAATGCCGAATTCTTCTCGGACAGCAGCTGCAACCTGCGAAGGAGTGTCGAAACACGCCAAGGCCTGAACCATGAAGCCTTTCACCTCATTGTTCAGGGCTGCCATAGGGTAAATTCCGTCTTAGGTCTGTCAGGGGTCAGGCCGATCTGAGCAGACAGGTTCCGCAGGCCCTCGATATGTTCAA